ATCCTATCCTTATGTAGAAGGTTGGGAACAAGTATCAGATAATGTATTTGCTGATATGGTTAGAAAACCTGATGGTTCTTTTGACTATACAAATGAGTTTAAAGCAATACATCAACCTAAACCTACATATTCAGATAAAAGAGTTAAGGAATATGGTTCTGTTATAGACCAGATAGAGTTTATAACTGAAAATGGATTAGATGCTTGGCAGTCAAAAGTTCAAGCCATTAAAAATAAATATCCTAAGGAGAATAGTTAATGTCACTTACACAATTAAGAAATTTAGGTATTTTAGCTAACGCAGGTATTACAACTACTAAGCTAGGAACTGGTGCGTTATTGCAGGTTGTAACTGGAAGTGTTGGTCAAACTGATATAAGTGCTGATGGTTATGTTGGAAGTGGAGCTTCTATAACTCCATCTTCAGCTTCTAATAAAATTTTGGTTATGGTTGATGGCTATATTGAAAAAATTTCAGGTGGCACAGGACATTATGCAATAACAGAGTTACATAGAGCAACAACTCTTTTGTCAACATTAAATAATGCAACACAGTATCAATACACAGTTGGTGCAAGAATGCCTTTTTCTATTAATTTTATAGACTCACCAAGTTCTACAAGTTCAACTCAATATAGAATTTATCATGATGAAGCATCTGGTGGTTCAACATATAGATATTATCAATATATTATTACATTAATGGAAATAAAAGTATGATTATAAGAGCAATATTAAAAATAAATCCAAGTGCAAAAGTTAGTGTAAGTGCTGACGACATAAATCAAATCACTTGGTTAAATGGCACACCACCAATACCTAAGGAACAGATACTAGCTATACTTCCACAAGTGGAATTGGATATTGCGTTAGACAATCTAAGAGTTAAAAGAAATAAGTTATTAGCTGATAGCGATTACATTGTACTTGCGGATAGTCCAGTAAATGACAAAGCTAATTGGATTACATATAGACAGGAACTTAGAGATATTACGATAGGTTTATCAACTGTTGAACAAGTTAATTCAGTAGTGTTTCCGAATAGACCATAAGTCTTTTCTTAACAAACAAACACAATGGTAAAGAAAATATATCAAGACCCTAGTGGAGGTCTTAATGCAAAAGGCCGTGCGTTCTTTAATAGGAGAGATGGTTCTAAATTAAAAATACCGGTTAAATCTGGCTTAAATCCTCGTAGAATATCATTTGCGGCACGTTTTGCTGGTATGAAAGGTGCCTTAAAAGATGAAAAAGGTAGACCTACAAGACTTAAATTAGCACTCAAAAAATGGGGTTTTGCTTCTAAAGAAGCGGCAAGGAACTTCGCTAATAGACATAAAAAATCTTAACCAACAAAAAAGGAGAATAGATGTTCAATACAAAATTTGAATTTCCTTCTTACGATGAAGTAAAGAAAAATACTGAAAATTTCGTAGGACAGGTTCAGAAATTTTGGACAGATGTTTTCAAAGACTGGTCAAAGTCTGTTGAAGCATTTTTTCAAAATAACAAAAAGTAAACAACAACTAACATATAAAACTTATGGCTAAGAAAAAAGAAGTCTCTATTTTAGATTTAATAGAACAAATAGAGGATAGGTTAGATATTATCAAAGATAAAGTTGAAGATAAAGATAACAACGATTTCGATGATGATGATGAAGATAAAGACTAACTGTGAAAGCAGTTGCTCGTAAAAAATTAAATATTTGCTCACACAAAACTACAAGTCAGCAAATAGATATTATTCTTTATGAGATAAGAGACTTAAGAAAAGAAGTCTCCGAATTAAAGTCATACGTTAACAAATCAAAAGGAACCATAGCAGTATTAATATTTCTAGCAGGTATTTTTGCTACAATATTAACTGCATGGGAACTTTTAAAAAAATAATCAACAATGAAAAATTCTCTATACGGAAACATAAATAGACGTAAGAAATTAGGAATATCTAGGTCAAAGAAAAATTCTACTATTTCTGCAAAAGCTTACGCTAATATGAAAGCCGGTTTTCCAAAAAAATAAATGTGTATCTATAAGACCTGTTATGGGTGCTTATTACTTAAACAATGTAAATGTATTTTATTACAGCGATACTATTAATTTCTTTTAATGGTATTGATGAAACACAAGTTGTTCAAAATAAATATTTAGCTTTTCCAAATTATGAAACTTGTAAAGTTTATGTTGCGCAGAATAAAACTGATATAGAAAATCAAATAAGAAATTTATTATCAAGAACAACAGTTGAACTAAAAGAAGTTATAAGTGTTTTTTGCGCTGATGAAAAAGGAAATAGAATATCACATGAATGATAAATTAAAAGAGCTACATGAAGAACTAGCAAAAGTATTACTTGAAAAAGTAAAGCATCCAGAAGCTAAAGCGTCAGACTTAAATGTAGCTAGACAGTTTTTAAAAGATAATAACATTGAGGCTATACCAGTAGAACATTCTCCATTGAAAGCTTTGGTAGATGAAATGCCATTTACTGTAGAAGAAAATATAGTCTATGATGGAAAAGATACCCACTAAGTTAAAAGATTTTAGAAATTTTTTATATTTAATTTGGAAACATTTATCATTACCTCAACCAACACCTGTTCAATATGATATAGCAAACTACATACAAAGTAGTGAAAAACGCTTGATTATCAACGCTTTTAGAGGAGTAGGTAAATCTTGGATATGTAGTGCTTATGTTTGTCATCAACTATTATTAGACCCACAAAAAAATATATTAGTTGTATCTGCATCAAAAAATAGAGCAGATGATTTTAGTACATTTACTTTACGACTAATTAATGAAGTAGATATTCTTTCACATTTAAAACCTTTAGATACACAAAGACAATCTAAAGTTAGTTTTGATGTTAGACTTGCAAGAGCTAGTCATGCTCCGTCAGTAAAATCTTTAGGTATAACTTCTCAGTTAACCGGAAGTAGAAGTGATATAGTTGTTGCTGATGACGTAGAGAGTGCAAATAATTCAGCTACCATGGGTATGAGAGATAAACTTTCAGAACAAGTAAAAGAATTTGAAAGTATAATAAAACCTAATGGTAGGATTATATTTTTAGGTACAATGCAAAATGAAATGTCATTGTATAATCAATTACCAAATAGAGGATATAAACAAAGGATATGGCCAGCGTTATATCCAAATGAAAAACAATTACAAAGTTTTGGTAGAACATTAGCTCCATTAATTAAGAATACTTGGAACAATGATTTAGTAGGTAAGCCTACAGACCCAAAAAGATTTGACATTGATGATTTAAACCAAAGATTATTTAGTTATGGTAAGTCTGGTTTTAATCTTCAGTTTATGTTGGATACAGCTTTATCTGATGAAGATAAATACCCAATCAAATTAAAAGACTTGATTGTGATGTCTACTAATCCAACAACAGCTCCAGAAAAAGTTATCTGGGCTAGTAGTCCTGAATTACGACATAATGATTTACCTTGTGTAGGTTTACATAACGATGCTTATTATAGACCAATGCAAGTACAAGGAGACTGGATACCTTACCAAGGTTCAGTCATGGCTATAGACCCTAGCGGTAGAGGAGAAAACGAAACCGCTTATGCAGTTATAAAGATGTTAAATGGTAATTTATATTTAACTGATGCTGGAGGTCTTATAGGAGGTTATACAGATAAGACATTACAAGACTTAGCTAACATAGCTAAAAAAGAAACTGTTAATCTTATTATAGTTGAAGAGAACTATGGTGGAGGTATGTTTACTAAATTACTACTACCATTCATCTATAAAACCTATCCTGTAACGATAGAAGAGATTAGACATAATGTTGCTAAGGAGAAAAGGATTATTGATACGCTAGAGCCTTTAATTCAACAACATAGGCTAGTTATTAATGAAACAGTTATTACTAAAGATTATCATTCAACAATGGAAAAATATCAGAATGAGAAAGCTTTACGATACCAACTGTTTTATCAAATGAGTAGAATAGGTAGAGATAAAGGCAGTATATCAATAGACGATAGAATAGACGTATTAGCTATGGCCTGTGGTTACTTTGTAAAACAAATAGCTAGAGACCAAGAAACAGCAATAAAACAGCGTAAAAACGAGCTATTAAAGAAGAAACTAGATAGCTTTATGAACCATAATAGATTTAGGAAAAAATCAAATAATCTTAAGTGGTTTAACAACAGGACAGTATAGATAGCTGGGGGTTAACACTAGCTATACCCTAGCAGTATACTTAAGGTTAACTACTACTAATGTTAGACTTCCTTAAGTTTACTTAGCTATTACTTAAGGTAGAGGTAGAGATAGATATATATACCTTCCTTCTACAATCACTACCGGAAACACTTACAAGTATAAACACTAACTAACTATAACATGAACATAAGCCAAGTTATTTATGTCTACAACAAGCTTCAAGAACAGAACCCAACGATGTTCCCAAAACCTTTAGGTAGGCAAGAGATAACAACAATGAGACCTAGGTTGGCGCTTGTAAAGAAACTAAAGGTTAGACCTGCTTCAATGTCAGACTTCAAGTATGATGGAGATGATTGGTTAAAAGAAAACATAGTAGAATTTTTTGAACACATACTTCACATAGCTGAAGTGTAAAATAATTTGGTAAAAATTTGCGACAAGGTCTACGCAATATGGCGGGCAAAAAAAACCCCCTTTGGCCAATTTTTGTAAAATTAAAAAGTTATTTTTTGCACATATATGCACATTCTTTTTTTTAAGGGCCTATAACTATTATTTTTTACGCACATGTCCGAGGATGTTAAAACTACTAACCGCCTATACATACATTACAAAGTTAAAGATTTTTTTTACGCACGCTTTTTTTCTCTTATCTGTTTTTTTACTATTGACATCGTAAGCGTTAGCGGTTATAAATATTATTACTAACAAAACAAAGTGAGGTTAATATGTCTACAAGAGCGGTCTACACGTTTATTGATACTTATAGAAGTTATCATGTATATAAACACCATGACGGCTATCCGTCCGGAG